GCTCATCGTGATAACGGTTTGTTAGGAAGTTATAGTGTTCTCCACACTGACAATTTATACTTTTGCCAAAGTGGTTTGTTATACTCTAACCAGAGTTCGTGACTCCACATGATCGGTTGTCAATCCGTTTGGGATATGATCCCGTGGTATCATTCTACCACCAAATCACTTTGGTAGTAGACCCCTAGAAGACGAACGAACAGGGAAATTTCTCTCCCTGAAGTCGCCTCTTTCGGGGCTTGAGTAGCGCGAAAGATCTGAGGACTCCTCCTCAATTTGGTTGCGAACCTCGCGCATCTTGTGCTCCCCATGCTTGACCTCAGTAACGAAACGGATGTTTCGCTTCCTGAATCTTTTGGCCATCCTCTCAGCGGTGCCGGCATCTGCAACTGTGAAAGTTCCCAGCAACGTAGCTAACGCTAACGGTGATGAGGATACTTTAACAAATGATATGATACCGGTTCCAACTGTGAAGCCGCCAAAGATGAGCCCGGCGCCAGCCAATCCGACTAGCACCCAAGCTCCCCAATCCCAATTTGATGCGTCACCCGCACGGTGTTGTGCACCATTCAAAGCTATGTCTCCATTCTCAGTGGGTCCCGTTACAGTGGTGGGAGCAAGATTGCCCCCGCCCACACGCAATGAGACCGACATTTGGTAGAGACCTGGTTGTGAAAAGGTGAACGTATGACCGTCCGAGATTCCGCAGAAATCGGCTGCCCCCCAGATCAAGCGCGTAATCGCACCCGCAAACGGGTTCGACGCCGTGCCTGTTCCAGCAGTTACCTCGTTAATACCTGCTCCGACATCGGCAACATTCATTTTCGGATTAAACAACTCAACCTCATACTCCACGAGGAGTTCACCAAATAACACACCGGATGAAAGTCCGATGGGTACAAAAGTAAATTTCCCCGTGTCGTACAGTTGAGAGTCTTCATCTGACAACAAGTTGCCTGTTCGGATAAAGTATTTCTTCATATAGTCAGAACGGCCAAGGAGGCAGTCATGAACCATATCAAGCCACGGTGAAGTGGACTTGGTTCCTGAATAGGCATACATCTCTTCTTTTGACCCGAAATCTGGATCCGCTGAATCGAACTGGGTAGAAAAGTACACAGACCCTGAAGTCTGCGTGCTCGTTCTCGCCCTATAATGAAAGCGCAAGCGCTTCCACTTATACTGCTCGTATCCAGCGGCCATATTACCGAGCCATGGAAAAGACGTGATGAGTCCAGGGTTCAAGTCGTAGACTTGAACACTGGGGTCAATAGCAAAAGCAACTAAGGATGTGATATCATCCAAGTACTCAGTGTGGCTAATGGTTGTACTCTTACCGCCATTAATCCTCGGTGTCCCGGTGGTTAGTATGTTTCCATACGCCATCGGGACCGAGACCTTAACGTTAAGAGGTCCTCCTTTCGGAGGCCCACTAGGCGCACTTTTCTTCTTCTGATCCTTCTTTTGAGGCTGCTTCTTCGACATGGTTTGAAGATCCCCACCCGATCTTCTGGAGCAGATTAATACAGGGCTGTAAATACGGTGAATGACGCATTTCAAACTTAAACTGATTTAGGCGAACGTCAAAGCCATCTGTTGCCCAAAGCAATCTATAAAAGGTTCTAGACCAGTTGACCGGTTCCCCGACCACTTGGCCATCTCTCTCATAAATCTTTGTGCTACAGAACTCAAACGCGTCCTTACTCTCACTAAAAGTTTTAATGATATGCCCCATTTTCTCGTACTCACCCGCTGCCTCAGCAACTCCAACCTCAACGCTATCATCTCCCATTGCCATGATTTGCTTGGATCCAACTAAGTATCCCAACATAACACGACAACGCGAGTTTCCTGCGCTGGTATTGTAGCTACCTGAGCAACGTTTGCCCGGTACCGTCTGTGCGATTAGACGACCATTAGACAAAACAAACAAAGAATTGGCTTCACACCAAACTCTATTACGTAATGCCTTATGGTAAATCGTCCCTGCCATGTCCGCTAGTTCCGCGCGGACATCTGATTCCCACTGCATTTCCCACAATTGGAGCCCAAAATCCCAACCTGAAATATCAGCCTCGAAGATTTTACCCTCCCAGGATTTGACAGTTCTCCAAAGCTTAGTCAAACCTTCGTCATTTAATCCCAGTCCAGGCTTGGACGGAATCGAATCCCAAAGGTCGATTTCAGTTTTGTTTTGTTGAGACAAGAGTATACGCTCCACGAGTTGGTCAATTAGAGACACGCTAGATATGAGTCTCATTCGACCTTGTCTAACTTTAAGCTCAGAATGTGGCTCATTCTTAACAAATATGCGAACTGGGTCTACTGCTCCACTTTGTACAAGTTGAACAGCATTCATATTCTCACAATCGCTAAAACTAAGCAACATCAATCTCTCCCAGACTGCCTCTTTAAGTTGCGTCGGGTATTTGGTCAACACATTACCGTTGTCCACACACCCTAACACCATAAAAGGCATTCCCGGAGAGGATTCTTTCTTAACATCAGCCAACATCGAAGGAAACAACATATCAAATGCTCCCCGAGACAACTTCACTTCACCTTCATGTCGACTATAAATCGGCAATGGGGTTACATGAGGATACTCGGACAGCACTCTTTCTGTCACTCTCTTCAAGACCTCCTCTTGAGGCTTCACTCCAGCCTTGAATCGCTCGGCTTGAAACACAAGGGACTTCAACTCGGACTTGGCATTACGAATAGGCCAGTGCCATCCTTTAAGACTTGCAACCATACCGGAGGTCCACCCAAGCTCTTGATTACCGAGTTTACTTGCTTCTTCGTTAAGTAGAAGTTCAGTAACTTTGGTAAAAGCTTTGGTGGACTTTTTAGGTCTGGTCCCAATTCCTTTAAGACCGCAATGTCCCACTGCAAATAATTCCAAGCCTGAGGCGAGATTTGTACCTTCATCAAGTAACGAGTAATCGCCGGCTTCGAACAACCATCTGAGGGTTGTGCAAGTGGTTGGGATTTTACCGGAGATCCCTGAACTCCACGTTCGTTTTCCGACTTTTGTTCTTTAAGATCTCCCATGTCATCTGGTTTCCCAGATTCTTGGGTTTTCTTAAGAACCCCTTTGGCCTTCCGAATTGGAATTCGGCTAGTCTTAGGGGCAGGGGGAGATTGTTGCACTTGCTTAGGTGAATGCTTGTGGTCTTCACTACTAAGGTTCATCTTCTCCTGTTCCTTCATCGGAGCAAGTTCATCCACGTCTTTCCACTGATCTGGATCTTCTGATAACAGCTTCGCCATAGAACTAACGCGCCCGCTTTTGAGAAGTTTATCTCGATAGTCCTCGTACGCCTGTATGGACCGGAATTGTTTCCTAACTTGTGCCATAAGCGTCCAAGCAGCTTTGTCCGCCATAGTCCTAAAACTAGGCGGCCTAACCTGATCGGTTGCTAATTTAACAATTAGTAAATCTTCCTGTTCATCCAGAGCGTTCTCGGCCATGTCGACTAAATCTCGTCCACCGGCGCCACGTTTCTGTGCCTCTGCTGCATCATCTAAAACAGCTCGGCCTTGTTCTCCCGTTATGTAACCTTGGTCCACACGTCCGATAACATCACTGATGATTTCGGACGGTAACTTTCGGTCACCTCCTGAGATCGCAAAACCTCGTGGTTTGCCTTCTCGCCTAGGTCCAGCATGAACTCGGTACGTTACCAGCCCCGCTCCCTTCTTTGCCACGTCTTCACGTGCATAAAAGGTAAGGGCTGCTTCTGTAGCCTCATCATCCTTGTAACTAGACTCGAAGTGTTTTGCGAACCTTATGATATCAGCATCGCTGTATTCATTAAGGTAAGCATCACCAACCGTGTCTGATTCTTGCAAACGTCGCGTCAAGTTAAGAAGGGGTAAAATGCAAACTGCATAGTTCTTACCTACCCCTGATCCCAAGTGAATCCCGTAAACTGAATCCCCCTGAGTTATGGGAGCCCCGGACCATGCTGGAACTGTGGAAGCCCCATGGTTTATCACCAACGGAGCTTCCGCATCAAACATCATCCGACCAATCGATTCTGAAAATTTACCATCGGTTGGCCCACAAACCTTGACGTTGACTGGAGCCGTTCCTGCTACTTTTGCAAACTTGAGGCTCTTAACTTTCAAGCTGGAGTAAATATAAGCTGGTAAATCCAAGCATATGAAATCAAGGTCGTCAGACCCTGATCCCGCATACATGAACACCAGTTCATCTTTAAGCTCCACTCGAACGCTAATACCCCCATGTTCAATAACAAGAGTCGTATCCAACCACCCACCCGCCTCGTCTCTCAAAACATGGGCTGCCGTCCACAGGCAAGACCGTTTCTGTCCCCAAACATCAGTGACAGCTACGAAACCCACCCCTACAGCCTTTGAAGTTCTTAGAACCACATGTCCTGTGGGCCAAGTTCCTAACGGTTGCATGGTTGAGTTTGGTAGTATCTTCTCCTGTCTTTTAACACTTAATTCAGTGGTCAAAAGAGGCAGGAGGATGCTTGAAAGCATATTCGGTACTCGCACGTGTAAGACTTCCCCTTTATGAGTAACTACTACGCATGGGTCGTCAGGGTGAGTGGTATCCCACACACCTTGTACGCGTGTTGCAACGGCTTCTGGTACCTTTTCCACAAAATAGAAATCAAATATCGCACGCCGTCGCAGAACTACAGTGGCCACTACATAACTAACAAACACACAGTATAACCCCACACACCCGAACATTCCGTATTCCAATGAAGGAAACATCGTGTCAAAGTATCTGAGGTCTTTATATACTGCATGTAAGCGAGTCATGAAATAACCACCTACAATTACCAACCAAAAGGTGGTTCTCCACAAATATTCTTCGTGGTTAACCGCCCATTGGTAGGTTTCAGCTTTCGCCAAGGCCTTGTAGTTCGCAAAGCCCATCACTTTTTCCGTTAAGCGGCAGGTGATTAGCCGCAAAACACTGGTCACTCGGCATAAAGCCTCCCGAAAGAGACTAAATACTAAGAGCAACGCCCCTAACGAAAGGACGTAGACAACAACAAACAACCACAACATAGCCAGGAATTGATTCCTAGTCATATAGCGGAAGCTGGTAGACTCAGTTAAAACGTCATAAACTGTATGATCGATTCCCAGTACAACTGAGAAGATCTGGAGGATTTGAATCACTCCCTGCGCCAATATTTCCATATTGAACTCTTCGAGGTAACCCCCTCCAAGTCCAGATAGGAGCATTCTTGCA